TACCACCCGATTGTCATTGCAGACAAAGAGACATGCCACCAGACTGCGGATTCAATTCGACCGACTCTGAAAGAGCGAGAAATCGTAAAGGCGTATTTTTGACCGACCTAGACCGACTAAAGCAAGCAGAAGCACGCGAGCTATTCCGAAGCTGGTCAATCACAAAGGACAGTGAAATGGTGCGTAAACGATTGGAACTGTGCAATATGAAGTATGGACCGGGTGCTATGGATCAGGTTCGCGGAATGATGACGATGATGAAGAATGGGGAAATGGAATGAGTGAAGCACTCAACATCGAGTTGTTCAATCGTCAACAGGCTTGGTCCGCTATTGAATCGCGCCTTTATCCGTTCCTTAAAGCAAACCTACAGGCTGACCGTAAGCTGATGCTTACCGTGAAGCCATTGACCCGCAGCCTTGAGCAGAACGCACGCCTTTGGGCCGTGCTGACAGAAATCAGCCAACAGGTTGATTGGTACGGAAACAAGCTGACCGCCGAAGAGTGGAAAGACGTTTTCAGTGCGGCCATGAAGCGCACAAAAGTTGTGCCAGGCCTTGACGGCGGTTTTGTTGTCTGCGGTCAATCGACCAGCAAGATGACGAAGGCGGAAATGTCAGAGATGCATACGCTCATGGAGGCTTTCGGTGCAGACAAAGGCGTCAGGTTCTCGGTGATGGAGGAAGCATGAAGCCAGCCACCTGCCACGTATGCAAGACGCCATACGTCAAATCTCGGCCACTCCAGAAGGTTTGCAGCCCTTCATGCGCGATGAAACACGCACAGCAGACAGTTGAACGCAAGAAAGTCCGCGCAGACGCTGAGGATCGACGCCAGACGCGCGAAAAGCTGAAGGCGATGGAGGCATACCCGCAACTGGTGAAAAAGGCTCAGACGGCTTTTAACAGTTTCATCCGCGCAAGGGATGCAGGTAAGCCGTGCATCTGCTGCGGTAAGCAGCTAGGCACTGAGCCGAACACCTTCGACGCAGGCCATTACCGCTCAGTTGGAAGTGCGCCGCACATGCGTTTCGTTGAAGACAACGTACATGGCCAACTGAAGCGGTGTAACAACTATTTGGCCGGAAATGCAGTCGAGTATCGAAAAGGACTGATTGAACGAATCGGTATCAAAGCAGTTGAATTGATCGAAAACGATAACACGCTGCGCAAATACACACGCGAAGCACTGGAAGAAATCGCAAAACACTACCGGGCCGAGGCTCGTAAACTAATGAAAGAAAAAGAATGACCACGCACAACATCCTGCCTATCATTCAGGAGCAAGGCAAAGCAGGTTACAGCGTTGACCGCATCATGGAAGTGGCAGGTATCTCCTACAAGACAGCACGCCGACTGCTTGGACTTCTGGTGAACTCAGGACATATCCAGCAGGTCCGCACTGGAAATGCCGTGGCCTACATCGCAACAGAGCACTACGTTCCGAAGCTGGTGATTCCTAAGCGACCACCAGGCCGTCCGCGCAACGACATTGCAAAGATCACGCGCATCGAGGCAAGGCCAGCCAACATCAGTCCGGAGAGATTGGCTATTGAAAATATTTTGGAAGAAGCCACAGGACCACTGAAACGCGGGATAATCGCTGAAATGGTTGGGATTAATGGTGACAGGTGCAAGAACTATCTGCGTCGGATTGTGCTGGATGGGAAAGCCATCAACACTCCAAACGGCTGGGCAAAATCAGTAGAGAAGCCGAAACAGGATCGACCGATGCGAGTTTGTAATGGATCAGCGCCAAACGGTGATGTGAATTACTGGAAAAGCTACATGAATTCAACCATGTCGCATGTCAGAGCAGGAGCTTGCTGATGCCTAGACCTAAATCTGAACTCACTAATAATCGTCGCTGCGTGTCGATTCAACTCACTCCAGCACAGCACGAAGAGTGGAAGCGAATCGGTGGTCAGAAGTGGCTACGAATCCTGCTGGCGCAGTCAATGGAAGGCGCACGCATCAAGAGCGGGCACGCAACGATTGATCTTGGAAAAACACCAAAGGAAGTAGCATGAAATCAGAAAACCTCGCCTGCGCTGTTGAACTTGATCGGGAAATCAACCAACTCCTTGAATGGATCGGTGCATACGTTCTCCGTGGATCGCCAGATAAGCATTTGTTTCCTGATGACATGAACAAGAGGCACAACGAAGAAAAGATTGAGCACTTGAAGAAACAGGTTGCTTTGTTGCGCGAAGAAGTGAAAACACTTTAAGGGGCCTGCATGAATGACGCCGTTACCATTGGTGAGCGCTACCGCAAGGCAACCACAAGCAGCAATCTGAAGATTGAATCACGAAGGATTGGCGACCCAGACATCTTGATAGCAGCAGGATGGGCTGATTCGCTAGGTATCAAGCTGTACCGACTAGCCGGTGAGTTTGACCAGATCGCCACTGATCTACACCGCATTGAGACTCAGACAGACGCCATCCTGGTCATGGGCCACCTGAAGACGCTGAATCAAGCCAGGGTGAGCCTGGTCCAGTTCGCCATGGACGCAGCACCTCGCTGGGGTGTGAAGCTGGAAACTAACGTTCTGGCTATTGTTGTCGGTAAAGCACTGTCAGCATGGCTAGACCCGAACTGTCCTAGGTGTGGTGGAACAGGGGCAATCGGTGGGTATGATGGCAAGCCAGCCAACGTATGCAGGCGCTGTGGTGGATCAGGCAAGACCAAGCACGGACTAGGCGAGAGTGATTCAGAGCGCTACTTTGCGCATCGGTTGCTGTCTGCGATGGATTCAAAGATGGGCGAGGCGGATTCGGTGATGAAGCGCTATTTGAGGAATGAAGCATGACTGAAGACGAAGAAAAGAAAAAGCGAGTCGATGCAATGGTTATGTGGCTTCTTGAGCACGTAGACGCCAACATAGGTGTTGCATCACTTAAAGACCCGATTGGTTCTGGTGTGTTTTACACGGCTCGTCAGGTAGCAGAGCTTCTTACTGGCTACGTTGATGTAGTGGAGGGAAAGATGTCTGCCTTGATATTGGAGTCTAAATTTATGGATAAGCCATGAACATTGAAGAGCTAAAAGACCTCAAAGCACAGCTAGAGAGTGATCTACATACTGCTGTATCAAAGCTACTTGAGCAGTTTGAGAAGGACACAGGGCTAACTCCAAGCTCTGTTGACGTTCAGATGGTAGAGGTGACAAGCCTAGAAGATAGAGAGCGCAGATACATGCCATCATGGGTTCGGTGCGATATTTCAATATAAGGTTGCACAATAGCGATTGATGTGCTATATAATTCTCACACTCTGCAACTGTGCGCCGCCCTTGCAGTGAATTCGCCTAGCGGATGTTCCGCTTAACCCGACAAGACTCGGGAGCCATTGAGGCGAAGCCGACTCTGATTGCCACCCGATGCGGTGGCATTCTCTATTTCCGAAGGCGACTTACGGCAGAAATACCCCACGGGGAGCCGGTAGCAGCGGGAGTGCCGCCCTGCGAACGCATCAGTAGGCTTAAGAACCAAGCTGCCTCAGATCGGAGCTATCAAGCAGGAATAAAGCGACCCATACATATCAATGTATGGCTGGCTCCTGCGGCATACATCGGGCTTGAATCGGGTGCAATACCGCCGGATTCGTAACCGGCACAAACAACCAGCCAACAAACGGCCACGCCTGATAAGCGTTCAGATACCGTCACGCGCCCGCCAGGGCCTGGTATCTCGGCCATGGCTCCGGTATAGCCCAATGACAGCCGGCGAATATGTAGGGCATGGTTCCATGTAGAACAGCGCTATCCCTGTCTCCTTGGGATAAGCGGGCAGGGGAAGCCAATGAACACCAAACAGCCTAGCTGGCGCTCTGATAAGCGAACAAGCTCAGACCGCGGTTATGGCTACGCATGGCAGCAAGCAAGAGCGCGATACCTAGAAGCGCATCCACTGTGCGTAATGTGCGAGGCAGAAGGCAAGGTAACGCTAGCTGGGGTTGTTGACCACAAGACGCCGCACAAAGGTGATGAGTCGTTGTTCTGGAATGAAGGTAATTGGCAATCGCTTTGTAAGCGCCATCACGATACCGACAAGGCAGAGCAAGAGGGACGGCACAAGGAGCGGGCCAAGTTCGACCAGTCAGGCCGCGTGGTTTGGTAGACCCTCCGGGGTATGCTCGAATTTGGTGCATTAGACCGCTAGACCGACCTGTTCCCGTTACTTTCCTAAACGTCCAGAAAAAAGGTGACAAAAATGGCACAACGAGGCCGAAAGTCTGCTGCGAGCATCGCGGTAGCGGCCAAAGTTGCGCCTGTAGTTGCCAACAACCGGTTGCGTGCTAGCGGTCATCTGAGTGATGCAGAGCAGTCGGTGTGGTGCCGCATGGTGAACGACAACCCGGCTGGCTCATTCACGGAGACGCACCGCGACATGCTGGAGTTGTATTGTCAGCACATCGTGACGGCACAGGTGCTGGATGACGAATTGAAGGCGTTCGACCGTGAGTGGATGCGGGATGACGAAGGTTTGAAGCGGTATGACCGCCTGCTGTCTATGCGTGAGCGTGAAGTAAGGTCGGCATCCTCGCTGGCGACCAGGCTGCGGATCACGCGCCAGGCTACGGCAGACCCGAAGACAGTAGGCCGGGCAAATAGCAGTATTGTCCGATCCCGCAAGCCGTGGGAAGTGGTGGAAGCGGAGTAAAATAGCGAAAGCCCCGAAGCCCTGGCAGGCTACGAGGCTCTCTAACCCGATCAACCTGTACGAGAGGCCAAAGGGGCTGCATGAATTATGCGCGAATCTACGCGGCGTTTATTGACGACCGCAAGGCGAAGCAACCGCAAGCGCCTGAATATTTCGAGAAACACCATATCAAGCCGCGTTGCTTGGGTGGTTGCGATGATCCTGAAAACATCATCAGACTGAAGCCAGAAGATCACATCTTCGCCCATGTGCTACTTGCAAAATGGCTTGATGATCGCGGTTCTTGGGCGGCGGTGAAATTCATATTTGGTCATGCTTGCAAAAACCTTCGCGCACCAACCAGGCGAGAAATTCGACTTGCAGCTATGGCTCGGGAAGAGTTCGCCGCGAGGAACACTGGGCCAAATAACCCAAACTACGGGAAGCCACTACCAGAGTGGCAAAAGGAAAGGCTACGCCAGATAAACACTGGAAAGAAGCAGTCACCTGAAAGTATTGAGAAGCGCCGACAGCAGGCTATTGGGCGACCTAGCCCGCGCAAAGGGTGCAAATTAACGCCAGAGCAGGTGGAGGCGGTCAGGAAGTCCAGCACAGGCAGAAAGCACTCAGTAGAAGCAATCGAGAAAATTCGGGCCGCGAATCTTTGGCGCGTCTTGTCAGACCAGCACAGAGAACGCCTTTCTATCGCCAAGCTTGGCAAAAAGAATGCGCAGCCAGTAAGTGCAGAGACAAGACACAAGCTCTCGCTAGCGCTAAAAGGGAAAAGGCCTAGCGAGGAAGCGCGGCAAAAAATGAGCGCATCGAGGATTGGGCGTACTCACTCGAAGGAAACGCTAGCTTCTTTCTCTGAGTCGCGTTCTGGATCAGGAAATTCAAGGTCTCGCAGTGTGGTGTGTTACACAACTGGCGAGGTATTCGGGTGTGTGAAGGATGCGGCGGAGCGATTTTGCATAGTTCCATCCACCTTGCGTGCAGCGTTGAATCGAGCAGAAGGCGATGCGACCGTCAAAGGTTTGCAATTTAGGAAGACGTGATGGGCAGAAAAATATTATCCGCCCGAGCACAGAGAAATATTGACTGGATACACCGCCATCTGCGCGTGCCAGAGGGGCGCTTGGTAGGAAAGCAGGTAGAGCTATCAGCAGCGCAGCAAGATTGGATGGAGGCGCTGTACGGCACACCAACGAGGACGTTTATTTGCTCACTTCCGCGAAAAAACGGGAAAACTTCGTGGTCGGCAATGATTCTTTTGCTGCATCTGGCTGGACCGGAAGCGGTTGAGTCCGGGCAGCTTTACTCATGCGCTCAATCTCGCGATCAGGCGGCGATTCTTTTCCGGCTGGCTGCTCTGATGGTACGCATGTCTCCAGATTTGTCGCAGTACGTTTCGATCAAGGAAAGCGCAAAGCAACTTATTTGCTCGGAGTTGGGAACGGTTTACAAGGCGCTTTCTGCTGACGCATCTACAGCTCTAGGTTTGAGCCCAACTGTTGTTATTCATGATGAATTGGGCGCTGTTCGTGGCCCAAGATTTGATCTTTATGAAGCTATGGAGACGGCGGCGGCTGCGCAGGCTGAGCCTCTGTCTATTGTCATTTCAACTCAGGCCGCAAAGCCTGATGATCTGCTTTCTATACTAATAAAGGACGCTCAGTCTGGCGCTGATCCGCGTGTGAAGTGCATCCTGTACACAGTTCCAGAGGATGCGGACGTATTCGACCGGGCTACGCTGGCGAAGGCGCAGCCGAATTGGCACTTGATGAACCATGACGAGGTTTTCCGTCAGATGGACGAGGCGAAGCGTATGCCTTCGCGTGAGGCGTCGTTTCGCAACCTAGTTGCTCACCAGTGCATTGAAGCGCAAAGCCCGTTCGTTTCTCGGGCTGTTTGGTCCGATAACTCTGTCAAACCATTAGAGCTTGATGGTGTTGGTGTTTACGGTGGACTTGATCTTTCGTCCACAACCGACTTGACGGCATTGGTGCTGGTTTCGGAAGAGGGCGACGTTCACCCAACCTTCTGGTTGCCAGAAGATGGCTTGAGCGAGAAAAGCAGGGCCGACCGGGTTCCATATGACCTATGGAACAAGCAAGGCTTCTTGGCGACGACGCCAGGCCGGGCAATCGAGTATGACTACATCGCAGAATTCCTCCGCGATCTTTTCAACCGGTGCGACGTGCGCGCAATCGCATTCGACCGGTACAACATGAAATTCCTGCGGCCTTGTTTGGAGAGGGCTGGTTTTGACGAATCAGAGCTGGAGCGCTTTGTTGAATTCGGGCAAGGATTTGTAAGCATGTCACCGGCCTTGCGCGAACTGGAAACACGGCTGCTCAGATCAAGCCTCAAACATGGGAATCATCCGGTGTTGGAGATGTGTGCCAAAAACGCAACAGTGGTTTCAGACCCAGCAGGAAACAGAAAATTCATCAAGGGCAAGGCAACCGGTCGTATTGACGGAATGGTCGCACTTGCAATGGCAGTTGGTGTTATGCCAAACGTTGCCGAGTCAACAGAAATAACGCAAGGTTTCGTTTCATTATGAGTTTCTTCACCCGTCTAGCCGCAATGTTTGGAAGCGGTGCGGGAGAAGTGCGCCCGCAAAACATCACATACAGCGATGCCGTAAT